GACCCAGCGGGAATACGCCAAGCACGCCGGTGTTTCACATGGCTACGTCACACAACTGGCTGCAAAGGGGATGCCTATGCATAGTCCCGAGGCCGCAGATGCCTGGCGCAAGAAAAACATCCGGGCCAAGTCCACGACGCAACACATAGAAACACCGCCCACACCAGAACCCACCGCAATCGAACAAGAAGGCCCCTACAGGCCCGCGGAAGCCTCGAACCCTATCGACACAGCCACCGCGGCTATCGACTCGCCACAGGGCGCCTATGAGCGCCAGAGGCAAATCGAGCGTGCAGCCTACGACCTGGCAGTCGAATCGCTCCGGGGCGGTCGAGCCGATGCAGGCCGCCTGGTGGCGATCCATGCCGCGGCAGCCAAGAACCTGACATCTGCGCGGGAAGAGGTTATCGCCCAGGCCGAGAAGGAACGGCGCCTGGTCAGCGGCGACTGGGTGCGCCGGGTCATGCAGGAGCACGACGGGGCGGTGGCCTCCCTACTGAAGGCCATGCCGAAACAGCTCTCCGGCCGTATTGCCCCACACGACCCGGAGCACTGCGAAATCGAGTTAACCAGGTGGGTGCAGGAGGTGGCGCTCAAGACACTACACAACACCGACCCATGGAAATCCTGACCGACCTCCAGCGCTCCCTCCTGGACTACCGCCGGAGCCTCTACCGCCCGACCCCGCAGCAGACGGTGGTCGAATGGTCCGAGGCCAACCTCAGGCTGACCCAACGGCAGACCGAGCACCCAGGGCCGTTCTCGACGTCGGTCAGGCCCTATACCCGGGAGCCCATGGAGGCCTGGAAGGACCCGTCGGTCTCCGAGGTGACGCTGTGCTGGGGATCCCAGACATCGAAGACCACCACGCTAATGGCCGGTTTGGCCTGGCTGATCGCCAACGAGCCGAGCCCGGCGCTGTGGCTGATGCCCTCGGAGAATCTGGCCAGGTCGTTCTCGAAGTCCCGCTGGCTGCCCATGCTGGAGGACAGCCCGACCATGTTGGAATGCTTCCCGGCCGAGGCTGACAAGATCACCAACCTTGAGCAGAACTTCACCCGGTCGACTCTGACTTTTGTCGGATCCAACAGCCCGGCCAACCTAGCCAGCCGACCGGTTCGAGTGCTGATCGCCGACGAGGTGGACAAATTCGCCGAGGCCACAGCCAAGGAGGCCGACGCCCTAGATCTGGCTGAACAGCGCCTCAAGAGCTTTTCAAGTAGCAAAGCCTTCATGACCAGCACGCCCACGGTGGTCGAAGGCCGGATCTGGCAGAGATTCCTTCGAGGCGACCAGCGGCGCTACTACCTGCCCTGCCCACACTGCCGGGAGCTGATCAAGCTCGAATGGCGCCAGGTGACCTGGGACGACGCCAAGACCGAGGACGGCAAGCACGACCTGGCCAAGATCCGGGCCTCCGCGCACTACGTCTGCCAGCTCTGCCTCGGCAAGATCACCGACGCCCACAAAGTGGCAGCCCTCCGGCACGGCCAATGGCGCCCGGAGAATCCCAACGCAATGCCTGGCGTGCGTTCCTACCACCTGTCGAGCCTCTACAGCCCCGACCGCAAGTGCACCTGGGGACACCTGGCCGTGGCCTTCATCGAGGCCAAGGCATCCATGGCCGGCCTGCAGGGCTTCATCAACGGCAACCTGGCCGAGCCCTGGGAGCAGCAGGACGTGCAGCAGGAACGCCCCGAGGCCTCGGCCGCGGTCACGATCACCGGAGGCCGCCGCTACCTGACGGCAGACGTCCAGGCCGTGGCGCCGTTCCTGTGGTGGGTCTGCCGGGAATGGAAGGACGGCAACAGCACACTGGTGGCTGCCGGCCATGCCGATGACTTTGCAGCCCTTCGACGGGTGCAGGTGGCACTTGAGGTCCACGACATGGATGTGGGCATTGACTCAGGCTTCAACACCCAGACGGTCTACGATGCCTGCGCCAGTTATTCCTCGGTGACCTCCAACCCTATCAGCTACCCGTGCGGCCTGCGGTTCCCACCGGAGGGCGGTCTCCGAAAGCCCGCCCTGGTAGGATGGCTGCCGCTCAAAGGCAGGGAGACCGGCGCCCGGTTCACGACATCGAGCGGGGCGGTGCACCCGTTCGGCCTTTCGACATCTTCCTCGATGCGCACCGACGTGGTGCAGCCCCTTCTGGTGTTCGACACCGAGCACCTCCGGGATATGCTGTCGAGGCTCCGGAAGGGCGACATCGACCGGGAATGGGGCGTGCACCAGGAGCCGCCCAGCGTCCAGGCCGAAGGCGCCTATGTGGCCGATCCGGATCTCTACTGGCGCCACCTCGACTCGCACCTGCTACGGCCCCAAGCCAATCGAGCTGGCCGGATCAAACACGTCTGGGTCAAACGCAACCAAAAGTGGCCCGACCATCTGCACGACTGCGAGATCATGCAGCTTGCCATGGTGATGCTCTGGAACGACCTCACGTCAAGCGATGTCCAGTCTTAGCTAAGCTATTGAACAGGCTAAAAAATGTGAAAGCCTCCAGCCCGAGGTGTTCACTTTTACGGTCGCAATCAAGCGTGCCTATCTTCGCAGTGTCTACAGCGCCCTCGGTGGCGCGACACTGCTGGCCGCCCTGACCTCAAAGGTCATTGCCGCGGCCTCGGTGATTGAGTCCGGCCAGGTTGTTCGGTCGACATCTTCCTCGGATGTCTCGGTCGAGTTTGCCGAGCCCGGTAAGGGCGCCCCCACACCTTCCGAAATGGTCGAGATGTGGGAAAGCCTGATCGCTGACTACGAGCTGGCGGTCTACCTACTCGGCCAGGACGGAATCGCCGCCCCTACCGACACCCAGATCTTCAACAAGATGCTGGCCGTTGTCCTGGTCGCTGTGACCAGTTACGGCGGTGACTTCTCGAACTTCCGTCGAGAGGGCGCCATCAGAACGGGGATGACCTGATGGGATTCCTCGACACCATCCTGGCCAAGTTCCGGTCGGCCCCCGTAAACCGCTACGAGGGCGCGTCCAACTCGATCCGGCGCTCCTTCCTAGACACCAGCTACACCTCCGTGCGGTTCGATGTCACTGCCTCGACCCGGCAGCAGATCGTTCGGAAGTCCCGATTCTTCGAGCAGAATAACGCGGTGATGAACCGCCTCGGCGACCTGTTCGAGAACTACACCGTTGGCAGCAACTTCAGCGTGCAGCCGGCTTCCTCGGATCCCGATTGGAATCTCCGGGCCAAGAAATGGTGGGACACCTGGAGCCGTTACCCTGACATCGGATCCCGGCAGTCTTTCGGCACGCTCATGAGCCTGGCCGCGCGGGGCTGGTTCTACGATGGCGAATCCTTCCTGCTTCTGACCAAGGGCGACTCGGGCCGCCCCCGACTCCAGCTCATCGAGCCGCAACAGGTGGCAACACCTACCGGCCAGGAGCAATCTCCGGACATCTTCGATGGAGTCCGGTTTGATACCAAGACAGGCCGCGCTCTTGCCTACTTTATTGGGCAGGAAACAAACCAAGGCCAACTCACCGAAGTCCGGTCGATATCTTCCGACTCCATCGTCCACATCTACGAGGCCCAGCGTGCCGGCCAGCTCCGCGGCCTGCCCTTCGTGGCGTGCGTCATTAACGACCTGCACGACCTGGACGACCTCCAGAAGTTGGAGATGGAATCCTGCAAACTGGCCTCCAGCGTGGCCCAGGTGATCAAGACCAGCTCCGGGGAGGTGCAGGCCAGCAGCCTCCGCTCCGGTGTGGTCGGTAGCCAAGGCACCGCCCAGACCTACTACGAGAACGTGTTCGGCAGCACGGTCAAAGTGCTCAAGTCCGGGGACGAGTTCGAGCAGTTCCAGGCCGACCGCCCCAACGTCAATATGCGCGAATACTGGCGCAGCCTGACCGAGAAGGTCTGTGCCGGCGTCGGCATCCCCTACGTCCTGGTTTTCCCGGAGGGAATGCAGGGCACGGTCTACCGCGGCGCCTTGGATATGTCGTCCGTGTGGTTCCGGAGCCGTCACCAGGTGATGGCCTCGGCCGCCCGTAGGATCTGGGAATATGTGATGGAATACGCCATCCGCACCGATCCCAGCCTCCGCGATTCTCCCGACGACTGGTACGAGATCGCCATCCAGGCCCCCCGGGCTCCGAATGTCGATGTCGGCCGCAACTCATCGGCCCAGCTCGCTGAGCTGACCGCCGGCGTCACCACCTACGACGAGATCTACGGCGCCCGAGGCATCGACTGGCGATCTGCCCTGGAGGCCAAGGCCCAGCAGGCCAAATACATCCAAGACCTGGCTGCCAAATACGGCCTGGACGTCTCCGAGATCTCGACCGCCCAGAAGCAACCTATTGCACCCGAGCCTGCCGAGATGGCAGCCGAGGTGGAGCCCTCCGGGACAATGCCCGAGGAGATCCCAGCCCAACCCATCCAGGAGGTGGTTGCGGTGGCCAAGAAACGGAAACCCAGATCCAAGAAATCAGAATGACCAAGATCAACAACTGGCTTTCCTACCAGCCCCGGGCCTCGGCCTCGGAGCCGGCCACCCTACAGATCTTCGACCAGATCGGTGAGGACTGGTTTGGTGGCTCCGGTATTTCGGCCAAGGCCTTCAGCCAAGCCCTTCAGGACGTCGGCCAAGGCCCTCTGGTGATCGAGATCAACAGCCCCGGCGGCAACGTCTGGGACGGCCTGGCCATCTACAATATGCTTCGAGGGCGGCAGGCGCCCGTCACCACCCGGGTCGTCGGTATTGCTGCCTCGATTGCTTCGATCATCGCCCTGGCCGGCGACACCGTTGAGATCGCCGACGCCGCCCTGTTCATGATTCACGACCCCTCCGGAATGGTGGCAGGCACCTCGGAGGAAATGCGGAAGATGGCCGATGCATTGGATCAGCACGCCGAGGTGCTGGCCGGTATTTACTCCAAGGTAACCGGCCGACCAACCTCTCAGATCCGCGCGGCTATGAAGGAGGAGACCTGGTTTACTGCCCAGGAGGCCATCCAGTTCGGCCTGGCCGACAAGATGACCGAGGAGCAAATGGCTATCGCCGCCTGCTGGCACCCTCGGGCTGTCACCAAGACCGCCCCGGAGAC